TGAAGTTTGCTTCTGCAGATCCTCTTCTCACGAAGATTTCAGCTGCGTATAATAGTTATCTCGACCGCATAGGTAACTGCATGGGCCACGCAGAAGAAATCGTCAACGAGCATCCAGATGTGTGGGAGGCTGCCTTCCGCAGTGGGGTGGGTGACGGGTTCTCCAAGGAGGCCGCCGGAGCTGGGAAAGTATCCCTTCCTGTGGTACTTGGTTCCGTGGCAGGAGCTGCGTTACTATCCAACTATGCTGATTATCAGAAGCAGCGAGCAACGCAGGGAGCTAGAGAGCCGGTGGGTGCATTGACTACCCTCGCGGCAGACTACCCCAAGACGCTGATGCTTCTGGCAGGGCTTGGTGCTATGCACCAACAAGGGTCAAACGTTCCTCGTCGCTTGATTAGTACTGCAGCGGGGGCATTGAAGGGTTTTTTGGGCGCAACGCCTCGGTGACGTTAGGGGCTTCGGACCTCGAGGACACAGTTCACCGGAAAACTGAGGAACCGAAGAACAAAACAGGAGATCCATTATGGACGAGCAATTGGCAGCAATCTACGGCACCGGGCAACAGTTTGCGGAAGAGGACATCGAGAAAACGGCTGCGGCCGAGCTCTTGGTCAAGTTGGCGGAGGAAGAGGGCGTGGACCTCGACCAGTTCTCCGACGACGAGATCGCCGGCATGATCGGTGAGCTCTACGGCGAGGGCGGCGAAGGCGAAGGCGAAGGCGCCTCAATCCAAGAGGGCGGCGAAGGCGAGGAGAAAGTCGCCGAAGCCGACATGCTTGGCCGCGTCATGGCACACGCCATGGTGCAAGAGCTCGGCGAGATCGAAAAGGAAGCCGGAGCGAAATGGGACGCCATCAAGGGTGGTGCTCGTTGGGCAGGCCATAGGGCCGGGGAAGCCCCTGGCAAAGCCGGCGAAGCTTTGGAGCGGCTTGGCAAGGGTGTCACCAAACACACCGTCGGTCGTGGTGTTTCTCCCGAGCGTATGAACCCGCGTACCGCCAAGGCCATCGGCGCGGCTACCGCAGCCGCTGGCAGTGCTGCCGGCTATGGCGGCTATCGCGGAGGCAAGGCCCTTTTCGGTAAGGGCAAAAAGAAAGAGGGTTCAGCCCTCGACAAGCTCGCGGAAGCTCGCGCGATCGAGATGCTGCAAGAGGCTGGCTACGAGCCGGCTGAGCAGGAGAAGGTAGCCAGCCAACTCGACTTCGCCGTCGAGCAGCGCGCCCTCGAGATGCTCGAGAACGCCGGTTACCCGGTGGAGTGGGGCGAGTAGGAAACTATTCTGAGAGGATGAACTGTGAGGGGTATTGATATGGATGCGTTCTACGACGAGCTAGAAAAGATTGGAGCGCAAGCTCGGTCTTCTTCCAGTTCGTGGTCGTCGCAGACTGTGAGCGCTCCCCGCGTTGTCGCACCTAGTGCTGAAACGCCTAAGGCGCCTACCGTCCCCTCACAGTTCTCCTTGAAGAATGTGAAGCCTGCTTCTCAGTTTGGGCGTAGGCAAAAATACTCGCAACCAAACGCAACAACTACCCCGCAATCGAACCCTACGCAGAACGCGGAAGGGCGAATGCAACCACCGCCGAACGTAGTGTTCGGGGTACGTTGATCAGGAGGACCTAATGCGATTCTCGCTTCAAGACATGGCTAGGCAGACCCTTGCTGAAGCAAACCGTCGTGAGATGGTAAAACGCGCTCAGGATGAGGAAGCTGCTAAGGCTGAGAAGAAGAAGGGGAAGCAGGGGCCTCCGGCAGCCGCGAAGTCTCCTCCGGACAATACAAACACCGCTCCGGAAAGGAACGAGGAGAGCTACGAGGAGAAGACTTCCTCGGCTTTCGTAGAGAAGCTCGCTAGTGCAGCAGAGTACCTCAACGAAAACTTCCTCAAGGTGGCTGTCGGTGAGCCAGAGCCCCCGCTCTCCCACGGTACCCCCGGTGCCGCCTCAGGTATCGGACCTGGCGCAGGCAAGGGATCTCTGGAGACCAACAGCCCCACACCCGGCATGCAGTCTACCAACACCGGGCAGGCGCAGAAGTACCAGATCCCAACCAACCCGGGTAACGACCCGAAGTCCCCCGGCCAGACGAATCCTCAGACGGCCATGGAGACCGATATCAACAACCCGCCTGGCGGAAACGAGGACTGGACTAACCAAGACAAGATGAAGCAGGCGTCGAAGGCCAGCGCAGGTCAGCGTGTGATGAACTTCCTACGCAGCCGACCAGGCGCGTACCGTGATGTTGCTCAGCACGTTCGCGGTGCAGTGGCCAAAGGGAACACTTTGAAGGAGCGCGCGGTGCAAGTAGGCCGTGCAGCCAAGAAAGTGGCTCCCGAGGCTGGTGTCGCTGCCGGCCTCACTGGAACCGGTATCGCCGCTCATCAGATCGGCAAGAGGAAGAAAGCCTCTGTAGATCGGGTACTGGGCATCATGTCCAAGATGGCTGAGGATGCCACCAACCCGGCGAGTATCGGTGCTGCAGTGACCAACCCCCACCAGAGCAGCCCGGAAGGTGTAAGCGCCTCTGAAGACGGCCCCAAGCCGTCGCAGCCTGGTGAGGTGACGCGTCAGTCCTCTATGGTGGGCAGCAACCAGTCTGCTATCGACTACACCAAACAACAAGCGAAGGCCGTCCCCAAGGCACGGATGGGTGAGGTTCTCAACGAACCAGCTCAGAAGAAGAGCACGGATCCGGTCCTTCACGAAAACCTCAATGCGGCGTCCAGTGCGGGCGTCAAGCTGTCTTCGGTGACGAAGGCGGCAGCAGCGAGGTCTCTCCTGGAGAAAATTGCTCAGGAGGGTGCTTCGGATGATGCGACTCCGGAGCAAAAGGAGAAAGCTGAAAAGCTGCAACAGCTTCTCCAGGCCAAGCAGCAAGAAAAAGAAAAGCAGTCCGGGCTGCCCATCGGCGGCGGGTACTAAGGAGGACACCATGGCAGAGAAGATCAGCGCCGCACAGGCAATTCAGGTCTACTCGGAGGTGCCGGGTGTGCTACGTGCACTCGCTTCCGAGCGGGATGAGCTCAAGGAAAAGGTTGCCCACCTTGAGGGGCGGCTTGCCGACTACCAGAAGGCTGAAAGAATCGAGAAGATCGCTCAGCTCATGGAGGAACGACAGATCGATGTCGGTACCTCCGTCGAGGAAAAGCGGGATCGAATCAAGGAAGCCGCGGCACAAGGCAAGAGCCTCGACGTGATCGAGGAGGCGGTTTTGATGACCGCGCCTCGTGGGGACCTAGCAAAGTTGGCGGAAGAAGTTCCCGGCAACGGTGCTGCTGGACTAGAAGCGTACTTGCTGGGCGGCCTGGCCGACTAGGCCAGAAGCAGCGACGAAGGAAACTGAAGGAGATTCGAGATGCAAAACTTCGAACTGGTGTCTGAGCTGCAGGCTTTGCTTCGCCGGGACTTCCCGGTGGCCAATCCCGCTCTCATCAACCCCACAAACGCAAACCCGCTAATGGACGGCGAGTTCCTCTCGCTGGACAGCAGCTACAAGCTGATTCGGGCCGCTGACGGCTCGCTCGGCTTCGCTCTGTTCATGGAGAAAGGGCGCTTCGACGTCCAGGCCATGTCGGGGAAGAAAACGATGGTTCTGTTCGGCGGGACCTACGAGGCGGACACGCGCGTCTTTACGGCGGCGAGTCTGACTCTGTTGGGCCAGCTCCAAATCAGCGCGTCGGTTACGGTCGATACGTTGACGAAGAGCGGACTGGCGAACTATTCGTCAGGTGAGGTGGTCGGCTACGTCACACGTCTGCCGGCAAACAACGGTGGGAGGCTCCGTTTCCTCCAGACCTTGGTGTAATTGCCTGACTCTCTGGTAGGAGCAGGACCAAAAGAAGGAGAGAACGATGAGTAGCGTTCCCGCAAGAATACTGAACGATCTATTCAACCAGAAGCTGGACACAGCGGCAGGTAAAGAGAAGATCGCAGAATACGCCGGCACTTATGTGCGTGACCGCCTCCGTGAGGTGAGCTACGCACGCAAGATCGTGCCGCCGCAGCAAGTCACCCGCAGTGACTGCCAGCGTTCGGTGCACCACGACACCCTCGTGAAGATCGTGGACATCGAGCCGAAATCCCGCGCTATGTCGCTGACCTTCCGTGGTCAGCCCACGGCTCGGTTCGTCAGCGCCAAGCGTGCTGAGGTGGCCTTCTACACCATCTCCTCGGAGAAGTTCGAGAAGACGGAGCAGGAGCTGCTGGCCTACGAGATGCCGGTCACCAAGATCATCGAGGACAACTCGGTGAAGGACCTGCAGGAGATCGAGGACCGCGAGTTCACGGTCCACATCGAGGCCGCTGTCCAAGCGCTCCAAGCGGAAGCCAACGGTGGTTCGATCACCACTCTCAACGCCACGGCCATCCAGAGCGGCGGTGTTGTGGAGTTCTCGGTACGCAAGGGCGAGCTTGCTCGCGCTGCAGCCTCGGACGATGGAACGGTCTACCCGGTCCAGCGCCCGGACTTCGTCAACCTCTTCAAGATGCTGGACGGTAACCGTCTGCGCGCCGAGATGGTCCTCATCACGGAGCCGGACTGGGACGATATCCTCCAGTGGACGGTCGAGGACTTTGGCGACAAGGTGCAGTCTGAGACCACGGTGGACGGGTACAAGTACAACCTGCTTCTGGGCAGGGCGTACACCCGTACCATCAAGACGGACATTCTCCGTCCAGGCAACATCTACGCCTTCACCAAGCCGGAGTTCTTCGGGAAGTTCTACATCCTGAACAACACCAAGTTCTACATCGACAAGATCGCGAACTTGATCACCTGGCAGTCCTGGGAGGACATCGCAATGTCGGTCATGAACGTTGCGTCGGTGCGGAAGGTGGAGCTGTACTCCGGTGATGCCACCTCGCTCGACGCGGACAGTATTCTGTCCAGTGTCATTCCGGTGGCTGAGGAGGACTTGGGCGCGGAGAACAACCGCGTCGAGGACGGCCTGGTGTTCCCGAGCGTGGAGACCTACTAATCTAGGTCTCTGCTGATGCGACTCTGTCGCCAAGGCGCCGGCGTCTTTGTGGGCGTCGGCGCCTTTTCTTAGGAGGGTACGATGGCCGAGGAAGCCAAAAAGGTCGAAGAGACCAAGCCTGCAGAGGACAAGAAGGTCCAGCCGGCTCCAAAGTTCTACAAGGTCACGAGCTTAGTCCGCCGTGTGACCACGAGGACGCTACGTGCAACTTCTCCTACTCGCCACCGATTCAAGATTTACATTGGTGGTCAGCGGCTTCTCCGTAACAAGAGCCTCCTCTTCACAGAGGCTCAGTTCAAGAAGTACGAGAAGGAGATCTCCGCACTTGCTACCGAGGGCAAGGTCATCGCCCTGTCTCCGGACGGTGAGCAGCTCTACCCGAAGAAGGTAGCTGCCACTCCAAAAAAGAAGGCGGAACCGAAGAAGGCCGAGAAAGAGAAACCCAAAGAGGCTGAGGCGCCTATGAAGGAGGCTCATGAGGAAGCCCCTGCAAAGTCGGAAGCGCCCGTTGCTAAGGACGACCCACCAGCGGAAGAAGCCAAGGGGGAACCCAAAGCTGCTCCTGCCAAAAAGGTCTCGTCCAAGAAACGAGGTAAGTGATGCCGAAGGTAACGAACCTAACGAATCGCGGAATCCCCCTATTTCGGTACAGGCTCCTGTCCAAAAGCCATAAGGCGATGACGCCTCAGGGCAAGACGGTGGAGTGGTTGCCAGCTGAAGTGGCATATAGCAAGCGTGCGAAGGATCTCCATAACCAGGGGTTAGTGGAGATCGCTGGTCTGGCGAAGCCGAAAGCGGTGAAGGTCGAGACTGCGCCCCCGAAGGCTGAGAGTAAGCCCACCAAACCGGTCTACAAGAAAAAGGACAAGTAATGCTTATCAGCATGGCAGGTTTCTTTAGCGAGTTAGAGAAGCTAGGCGGCGTCAAAGAGCTCGCTGCTTTGACGCTTGGGTCTGCTGTGCTTGGTGGTGGTATGGGTGCGCTCTCGGCCAAGAAGGGAGAGCGTAGACGGGGGGCCACCAAAGGCGCATTGATGGGCGCAGGAGTTGGAGCAGGCTTGTATGGTAGCGCAGCGCTTGCACAACACGTAGCACCTCGTCTAACGCGGAGCCTTTATAAGAAGAAACAAGAGGTCTGGGACGCGGCAGACCATGTGATACGCGCTATGTACGATGCCGGCGCTCCCTCGGCCTCGGCCATTGCTGACGTTAGGCATAGACGTGATGCTGCTGCGGCCGCTCTAGCAGATAAGATAGATCGCCGGGAAAGCCTTATAGGCGACGCTCTGCTGGCCGGTGGCGCGGCTGCTGGTGGCGGTGGCATGGCTCTACTATCGCGTGTGTTCAATAAGAAAGAGCGTAAGTAGTGGCACAGGAACTTCAAGGTCTGGAGGGCATCCCAGGGGTCAGCGACACCTTCAATGCCTTTATCCAGACTGTCCGGCTCTTCATGCGGGACCACCCTCAGCTAAATAGGTTGGTCAAGGGACAGGAGCACTCCGACCGCATGATCGCGTGGGCTATCTTGGACTTCCTGTCCGACTTCGCAGGCACCCCGCCAAATCTCGGATACTACTCTTTGGGTGAAATGTTCGAGATGCACTATCAGTCCTTCGCTCTGCGTGGGACTGCGGTAGCTCTTCTTCAGTCCTTGTCGATGCTTCAGACGAGAAATCATCTGAACTTTTCTGATGGTGGAATCAGCGTTAGTGTATCAGACAAAGCACCGATGCTGATGCAGTGGGTCAACCAGTTCCAGCAGAAGTACGAGCAGGAGAAGATGCAAAAGAAAGTCTCGCTGAATATCTCCCAGCTTTGGGGTGGTGGAGGTGGTGCGCATTCCGAGTACTTTTTTACCAATGGGTGGTGGGGTATATATTAGGAGATCAAGATGCCGTTCGTCTTCAA